GCGTGGTCAGTTGTTTGGCGCTGGTCAGTTTGGTGAGACTTCTATGGCGGGTCTTGAGGCTAGATTGGTCGCAGAGCAAGCCGCTGCTAATCTGTTGGGTGGCATAGGTTCAGGACTACTGGGTGGCCTGTTTAATCCTATAGCTACACAAGGTGGTGGCGTAGGTTCACTGTTTGGTAGCCTTGTTGATATGATTACGGGAGACTAATCATGGCTAGATTTTCACAAGCGTTTTTACAAGGGTTGCTTCAGCCTACGTACCAGCAAGGTTTGTTTGAGGCTGCTAAGGGTCTTGGGCAGACTCCCGGCATCATGCGTATGGAAAAAGAGCGCAAAGAAAAAGAAGCCAAAGAGCTTGCTCAAATAGACCAGCTTATGACTACATCAGGTCAGGCTACTGCTGCTGCTCAACAGGGAGACGTATCTGCTGTTACAAGGCAAATTAATGATCTTAGACAACAGATGGTTCTAGCGACAACTATAGACCAAAAAAAGATGTACGCACAGGAAATTAGAAATTTACAAAAGCTAATTCCGGAAACTCAAAAAGTTTCTATAAGCAACAAAGCGCAATCTATCTTACGTGCTGAAGAAGCTGTTTTAGATCCTACGTTAGATCCTCGCGCTAAGGAAGCTCTGGAACAGCGTATTGTAGAAATGAAAAAAGATCCTCAAGCAATGGCTGAGTACAACAAGTACAAGCTAGATCAATGGCGTACTGATAAAGCACAACAGCAAATGGAAGCAGATGCTTGGATTAAAGATAATTCTACTGCAATTACTCAAGCAATTAAAGAGGAAGACTTTGATGAATTAGATAATATCATCAGTGGTGCTAAAGAATTTTCTAGCGCTGCACAGACGTTTGCCTCTACTATTATTGCTTCTGAAAAAACTATGCAGCAATTTGAAGAAAATTCTATGTTAAATAAAATGTCTCCTGATACTTCTGTAGAAGAGGACCAAATTTCTAGTTTGCCTGAAGAACTACAAAAGATGGTTAAACCTTCTATGCTGAAATATAAAAAGTTAGTTGAAGAAGGTTGGGATGAAGATACTAAAACATGGAAAACAGGATATAGAGTTCGCGCACAAGAAGCTCAAAAAGAAGTACAAGGTTTGTACAGGAACATTATTAATCAAATAGCTACGTCTGAATACTTTGCAGACGTTAAAGCAACACGCGATAAAGAACAACAGATTAAAGAACTAGAGTTAGAACTTGAAGCTGCTATTGATCCTGTTCAAATACGCCTGTATGCTGAAGCGTTTAAAAAAGATCGTAAGAAACCTTTAACTCAAGCAGATTTAGATGCTGCTGAAGAATACTTAAGACGAGAAAGAGACAGAGGAGTTGTTAGACAGATTGAAGCGTTACGTTCCGGTACAGAAGAGGAAGAACAAGGGAGTGTGTCTGAGTTAGATGGTTATAAGGCTTCTGATTATGAAGGTGAAGAAGTTAGAGACGAATCTACCAGAATTATTTATAAAGCTATTCGTGGTAAATGGGTTCCTCAGTTAGAAGAAGTTAAAGTATCCGCTAGACGTAGAAGAACTACTTACAAAAAACCTACACACATTTATAGTGAAGCGTTTCCTACAAAAGCTAAGGAATCAGTTGGTCATTTTATAGAGGGAGTTGGTGAGTTTGTTGAAGAGCGTGGACAACGTGCTAGAGATAAACTAAAAGCAAACCCATATAAAGGAACTTCTTAATGGCGATTACGTTTTTAAAAGACGAACAAAAATCTGGAATTACTTTTTTAAGCCGCGAAGAACAAGAAGACGAAATTGCATCAGATTATAACGCTTTTAGGTCTGGTGCTGTTGAGCTTCTTGAGTCTGCCGTAGGTGCTGGTGATGAACTAGATGCTGTTGTTCGATTACTGGCTGGTGAGGCCGAAGATTGGAACACAGCTATAGATCAGTCTCGCGCAGAACTCCGGGCATTTCAAGAAGAAAACCCGACTGCTTCTAATGTTTTGACAGGTGTTGGTATTGTTGGCGGCTTGTTTATTCCGGGTGCTGGTGTTGCTAAGATTGCACAAACAGGAAGTAAATTAGATCGTGCTTTAAAAGTAGGTAGCTTAGGTGCTGCTGAAGGTGCTGTCTATGGTTTTCTCAGTGGCGAAGAAGAAGAAGGCAGACTCGCTGGAGCAGCAATGGGTGCTGGACTTGGTGGTGTACTAGGAGGCGCTGCTGGTGCTGTGCTTACTAAAGGCGCTGAAGATGTAGCTGCAGAAGCTGTAGCTAAGGTTGATAGACCCGCATACAAAAGCGAAGGCACTCACATAGGCGGGGAAGAAGGATTTGTAAACGTAGGCAGGGTTGCAGAACAATCTAGGATAGGAAGTGCTGTTGATACAAGTGTAGCTTCTAGAAAAGTTAGAGACATACAGGAAGAAGCTCCTACGTTTAATGACCCAGATAAAGAAAGTGGCGTCCTAGGAAATGTGTTCTTAGGCCAACGAGAGTGGTTTGTAAAAAACGTAGGAGAACGTGCTGCTCGTTTAGCAGAAGACTCTGAGATAATGATACGTCACGAGAAACGTGAGATAGACAGAATCTTTGACGAGGAATTGCTAGATGCTGCTCTTATGTTTGACAATAATCCCGGACTCAAAGCATTAACTCTGCGAATGAATAAAGCTATTAAAAAAGATAGAAGAGTTTCTTGGGATGACTTAACTAATACAGCTAGAACCGCAGAAGAAAAAGATGTAATACGTTTGTTAAAAGAACAGATTCAGGTTTTACAAGGATTAGATTTTGTTAAAGTTCCTGATGTAGATTACTTTCCTACTAAAGCATTAAAAGAAATTAAAGGTATAGTAGGTAGGCCAGATGATTACGACAATCCAATTAAAGCGTTGAAAGACTTAGCTGAGGATATTTCATCGGCTAGAACATTAGCTGCTAGGTTCAACATTGATTTAAACAAAGTTCGTAAGCCAAAAACTAAGTCGGGCGAGAGTCGTTTAAATGTTGTAATTGAGGCTATTGAAAAAGAAGCAAAGAAGCAAGGCGCATCTAAAGAAGTTGCTGCTAACTTGGCTAACGGTTTGCGTTCACAGATTATAGCATCTCAAAAAGGCGGCAACACTGTCGGCGCTGTAGCTAGAAGATTAACTTCTGCTTCTTTATTGGCTAATCCGTTGAACGCTTTGTTGAACGTGGCTGAAGGAATTACATCTCCTATATATCAAAATGGGGTTAAGGCGTGGGCGCAGACAGTGCCTCGTGCTATCTTGGCTACTACTGTTGCGGCTCTTGAAGAGCTAGGAACAACTCCTATTCTTGGTAAAATTATACCTAAGACAAATATAGATATTAATGGCTGGATGAAGAACAAAGCCCTAGGTTTAGACAGGGAGTTCATGGGAGAGCTTGCTAACACAGGTGAAAAAGCATTTAAAGACGCTGCAGAATCTTGGCAATGGACTAAACTCCCGTCAATGTTTGTACGTGCCAGTGATAAATTTGGTCAAGCAGCGTACAAACTTACAGGTGTTTCTACTGTAAACCGAATGGGTCAAGAGATTTTAGCAAACTCAGCTATCAAACGTGGTATGAATCTAGCAAAGAGTGGTAAAGAAAAAGACTTGGCTACTCTACGTAAGCACGACGGTATGCGAGGACTAACAGAATCAGAGTTTATGTCAACTGTTAACGCGCTAAAAAATGGAGACTTAACAAACCCGTGGTTAATTAACTTTGCTGGTGCGTCTCTGAATAAGTGGCAACCAGTTAGTGCAAGTACTTTACCTAAAGCGTTCCACGACAATCCTAACGCGCGTATGGGCTACAGTATGTTGTCGTACATGAACCGACAGTTTAATAACATACGTAATGACATTGGTTTAAAGTTATTGTACGCCCAAGAAAAAGGACTAAACACCAAGGAAGGAGCGCAAGCAGCTAAGGAAGCAATGTTGTCGTCAGCTAAATACGCAGGACTCTTTGGTGCGTTTGCTGGTGTTTGGGATGATTGGAGACAAACGCTAGATCCCTCTAGAGATAAAGACATAGAAGATTTAATGACGCCAGAAGGCATTACCAAGGCTGCTTTAAATCAGTTTGCTTCTAACTTCTCTTCTGGTTTAGTCAATGCACGGGCAGAAGAATTTGGAGGCAAGCCGTTTGAGCCTATCCCTGCTCCGTTCAAGGCTGTTACAGGACTTATCAGCGGCGCTTATCAAGCAGGAGAACGTGCTGCGACAGGAGAGGACGAGGCTCTAGTTCCTTTAGCAAGAGCAGCTAGAACCTATGCTCCCGGTGTGGCTAACGTAGACAGACTAATGAGAATTACAACTGGCGAGCGTTTGTTTGAAGAACTATTAGATTGAGGATTACACAATGAAAGACAAAGACCACAGCGTATCGTACACATCCATCGACTACCACAGTATGTGCCAGAAGTCAAAGGAACGTATCAAGAAGATGCAAGCTGAAGGAATACCTACGCCCCATGACCCGAAAGACAAGCCAGAGGACGTAGGCAAAAGGGAAGGTTACTCTATCCTATTCATGTCATAGTTCACAGTTGTTCCCCGTACAGGCCAGTTGTTGTGATCCCTCAGTCATATCGCTGGCCTCTTCTATGTCCCACGATATTTCCTTAGGGAAACCCTTGGCTAACTCGTTGTACGTCTTCTTGTCCACGGGTTCGTAAGGAGCCTGTTGATACGTGTGGTCTGAGTAGGGCAGGAAAGAGATGCCACTGACCTTATCAAACTTGTTGTACAACCACTGTCCCACCTCCAGAAACTCCTCGTCACGGTAGTAGCAAGTCATGGACGGCTTGTGCTCACACCAGTAGTCCTGATATATCTCCCATAGCTCTAGCTGCTCCATAGCACCCATCTCTGAGGCTGTCACAGCGCCCTCAGGAGACGCGATAGGGAAGGAGAATACCCTAGTACTGGGTGACATGAGATCGTCCTCTACAGGCACTCCTGCGGCCTCTAAGACGCTACAAAGCGGGTCACGAGCGTCTGCACGGACTCGTCTAATATATTGACTGCTGTAGCGAGGGTGAATACCACTAGCGCTGTCAACCAACTGACTAACAGTACCTGAAGGCTTAACTGCAGTAATTGCGGTAGACGGATTGATACCAAGTTTCTCAGCCCACGCCTTGTTCGTATCAATAGCTTCCTGACGCATCTCCGTAAGCCACTTCTTGAGTTTAGCATTGTCTCCTCTCCCGGACAGCAACGGGTGATCCATGATGCCTGTCAAGGACACACCTAGCAGTGCCTCTTCTTCCGTGTTGGTCTTCCAGATGCTCCTCAAATATCTGAAGTTGGTAAGGGTAGCCTGTAGACTCCCAAGGATAGTCGCAACCCGAACCTTTCGTTTGAGGCTAGCGAGTGTATCCTGTGGCCTAACGACAACCTCTGAAAGATTGCAGAACTGGTAGGGTCTGAGGATGATTTCGCTACACGGATTAGTTCCGAAATCAAAGGTAGCATCTCGTCGCTCATTTCTTGCAGCTTGTTTTTGACTTGCGACTCTGCTAAAGACACCTCGCTCCCCGGATCTTGATTCATATAAGCTGGTCCACTCATTTAGAAATGCCTCAAAGTCTGGTTTCTCTGTGTAACACGCTGAGTTGTTTGCTAATCCACGCTGGGGTTCCTCTACCCACCACTGTCCGTGTTTGCATCGTCGGAGTCTATCGTCTGTGAGGTTGCTGAGGCTGATGAGTGCTGATCGTCTGACTCCTCCGACAACGACGATTTGAGCAATCTTGCAGCAAAGATCGTGACACTCAATGGAGCTAAGTTTTCGTCCAGCAGCCTCCCGAAACAAGTCCACCGTGAATCTGAACAAGTCGATGAGAGGTTCAGGACCGCTTGCACGACCTCCGAAAGTTTTGAGTGGGGCACCTGCAGGTCGAACTCTGCTAACGTCCCATCTGGGAACTTGACCTGTGTACAACAGTGAAACCAACTCCCTAAACGATTTCGCCCATCCGATTTTCGAATCTGCAACATTGATAACTGTATCTGTTTCATGGAACTCTTCTGCCACCTCCGGTAACTTTTGTATGTACTGACGCTCAACACTGAAGCCAACACCTGTGCCACACAACAAGACGTACATGAGTTCATCGAACGCCTTAGGGTGATCTATAGGCAAGTAGCTACAGTTGAACCCTGCTACGTTGTCACGCTCCAGTGCCTCTCCTGCGGTCATCAAGGCTCGCATGGACGGCATAACATCTAGGTTGTCAATGGCTGTCAGGATCTCATCGTAAACGTCTTCGATGTCAAACTTGTTTGCAAAGTAGTTGACGTATCTCGCTACTGTTTCTTCCCACGTTTCTCTACGCTTCTCTTCCGGCAAGTACCTAGCGTACCGTGACTTGTGTATGTACTGTTGGTATGCGTCCATCTATTCAGTTACTCCTAGCGTTTCGTTAATGATTGCCTGTGCTGCCATCTGAAGCAGCATGTACACTCCGTCAGGATACTGTTCGTTGGATGCTACTTCAAACATCTCACCGTCCTCGTACATGATTACAGCCACCTTGATCTTACGTCCTTCCTCTTCGTACCCCATAGCCTTGACAGCAAACGTGGACAGAAACTCAGACGTAGTGATCTCATCTTTCTTCTCGTCTGTCTTACCAAACTTGCCCTCTACAACTTTCATGTGGCGACCTCCTTGATGAGCCACTCTAGGTACACCTTGGCTTTACGTAAGTCCTCTACGCCGTTTTTATATTCGTACCTCCACAGATACTTCAGGCAGTTTCCCTTGAGGTAGCCTTTGTATTCTTGTGGGTGCATGGACGCCTTGATTGCTTCGATGGCTTCGATAGCGCCTTTGTTGTAGTGATCTGGCTGCGTCACAGCGTTGTGTTTGTCACTAGGGTGGTACAGTTTGCCTGTGGCTGTCTTGCGTACTCTGTCCCAATCCTCTGGTTTAGCTTCGTCTATAGATCCGTAAGTCATAACCTCACCGTTTTTATCCAAATATGTTGTCCACTCATTCCGCATACGCTTCTTCCTCTAGCTCCTCCTGAAACTCGTCTAGCTTGCGTATCAGTTTGTCCTCAAATCTGTCCAGTATATCTTCAGCAGAAATCTGTAGTGCTTCCAGAAGATCATCAGGGTCGTATAACCGCAACAGACGCTCCTTAATTTCTTCTAGTGTCAGAGACATAATCGACTAACTCCTTAAGTGTATCTATATTATACCATAAAATCTCGTGTTTGTCACACCATTCAGCCATAGTAAGTTTGGTACTTTTACTCACTTTCTGATTAGGCTTCATCAGCACAAAGATCAACTCGTGCGTCCACGGTATTGACCTAGCTACCGCCTTGTACTTTTGCGTGTCTCCTGCACGAAAGTATCCTTTGCACTCGATGAGGTAGGTTTTGTCTCCTCTTTCGTACACAAAGTCTGGCGTGTACTTTCGTGGGATGATGTAGTCCACTTGGAACGGCTCGTAGCTAAAGCCAAATGGTTGTAACTGCGTTGCAACATCTTTTTCAAACTCCG